TTAACCTGGTGGGCTATACCGGATCTGTCACCGTTCCCATGAACCAGCCTGTAGAGATATGGAATGGGGGAACAGGGTTCATGCTCATCAAGCGCGAGGTGTTTGAGAAGCTATCCAAGCGCGTACCGTCTTATTCCAACGATGTAATGGATCTGGGTGGAACCATCAAGGCGCAGGACAAGATCATGGAATACTTTGCTACCAGCATTGAAGAAGGAACCAACAGGCTACTGTCAGAGGATTACCACTTCTGCAATATCTGGAGGAAGGCTGGCGGCAAGGTCTGGGCAGCACCCTGGGTACGGCTAGGCCACATTGGAACCTATGCCTTTGAAGGTCAATTGCTGCAATCTAAATAAAAAAAGCCCCGACACCAATCCTGACAAGGCGCAGGACAAGGTGCGGGGTAAGGGGATTCCTATGGCTAAATTTATTATCTCAAATGCAAAAACCAGAGGCAAACGTAACCGTCAAAGAGGCCAGGAGGGAGAACGGGAAGTAGCCGCAATCCTGACTGATCACCTCAATTACAAGGTTAATCGGTTACTAGGTCAGGAGCGAGATAAAGGATCTGACATATCAACTCCCCCTTATAGGTGGGAGATTAAACGCAGGAAACGCATAGGACTGCTCTACGACTGGATGGATGAGTCCATAGAAGGGCTACAGAACGCATCAGAACGGCCTGTGGTGGCGTTTCGGGGTGATGGCAAGGGTTGGCTAGTCACCCTGCCTTTGCTGGAGTTCATACGACTTATTAGAGAGGAAATTAAACATGAGTAGTGAATATAACAAACGTAAAAGAGAAGCGGCTATTCAGTATTTAAAAGATAGAAGTAAGCACTTACTAACCACTAAGTACATTCCTAGCGATTCGGCGCATACCAATGTGTCTGCAACCATGAAAAAGTATGTGGAAGAAATGAAGGAGGTGGGGAAATGAATGACGGAACCACACACTATGAAAACTGCTGGCAGTCAGGAGCAAAACACTATGAGTGTGCGGTAAAGGAACTCGCCGCTTGTTCCGCGCAGTTTGACCGGCAACAAGAGCAGTTGGACAGGAACGCGGAGAAAATCGCCATCCTGCGGGATGCCCTGTCGCGGTTAATTGATGTGCATGACGCTATGGGCGGGAAATGCGGCACAGTACGCATTCTTGCAGAGGAAGCACTCTTGGGGAAAGCGCAGTCAGAATACATCTGCACCTGCGGAATCAGAGTGACACCGCACAAATGTCCTGCAAACGACGGTTTTTAAGGAGAAAAATAAATGGAATACAAAAACATTGAAACCGTAAAACAGCTTGATTTTGATCGGCTTGATACGCTGGTAAGCGAACGACTTGGTGCGCTAAAAATCTACGCGCAGAACGTCGGTCAAACGGAGTCTGATGTACACGATGCTATCTGCCGCGATTTGATATTGCCCTGCGTTTACACTCTGGTGGAGTTTCTTGAGTCCGTGAAGATTGAAGATGAGGAGAATGACGGTGGATAACAATGAGATAGATGCAATGCTTGCAGCGCACCGCCGCCAAGCATGGATTGCAGGAGCAGTCTGCGGCTTTGCCTGGGCAGCTTTAGGTGCGATTGCTGCTGCTGCCATCCTCTCCCACTATGTAATAGTTACAGACAAACCGCCTACAAAAGTAGAGAAGAAGAAGTGACTATCCATTACCACGGTACGCCAATAACACCGCGTTCAGTTTTGCAAGAATTAAGTGGAAAGTGTTTTTGCGTTTCTTTTGCTTCACCTAATGATTGCATTTGGGCGCATGAGCATGGACAAAGTGTGATGTTGGATAACGGCGCGTTTTCAGTTTGGAGGCGAGGCATTTCTATGGATTGGTCAAAGTATTACGCTTGGTCTGATAAATGGCTTGAATACCCAACAACTTGGGCGGTCATTCCTGACGTAATAGACGGTGGCGAAGCGGAAAATGATGCAATGTTAAAGGAGTGGCCTAACCAGAAAGGAGCTCCCGTTTGGCATTTACACGAAAGCATAGGCAGACTTGAAAGGCTTTGCGTTGATTACGACAAAGTTTGTTTTGGATCTAGCGCCGAGTATCAAGTTGTTGGAAGTCCAATGTGGCACAAAAGAATGTGCCAAGCCATGAACGCAATTTGTGTTAATGGCGTAGTTCCTGTTTGGATTCATATGCTCCGAGGGATGGCGGCGGCAAGGTTTGGCTATCCGTTCGCATCTGTTGATTCAACAGACATAGCCAGAAATCACCATTTAAAACATAACGCGCTTGAAATGGCAAACATTTGGGATTCTGTGCAATGCAAGCCTAGATGGGACATAACCCCAATACAAGAAAGGATGTTTGCATGATTTATTTTGCAATAGGGATTTATACGGTTGCAATGATTGCGGCTAATTTAATTGTGGCGTTTTTTGGCCCTTGGGTCAGCCCAATTAATTCATTTTTTTTGATTGGTTTAGATTTGGCTTTGCGCGACAAACTTCACATGATGTTAAAGCCATTGCAAATGTTGGCGTTAATTATGGTTACAGGAGTCTTAACATATATTTTTAATCCAACAATTTCTAAAATAGCTATTGCATCAAGCATTTCGTTTATGGCGGCATCATTAGTCGATTGGTGCGTGTTTCGGGCAATTACTGGAAAATGGATTCGTAGAAGCATTTGGAGTAATACAGCTGGCGCGGCAGTTGATTCTGTGCTTTTCCCTACACTAGCCTTTGGAGTATTTCTCCCTCACATTGTGGCAATGCAATTTATAGCCAAAATAGCAGGGGCAACTTTTTGGTCATTTATGTTAAAACCTAAAAATAATTAAAAGTTACCGACTACCGCAATTCCAACGTTTCCTAGCGGCTTTCCCTCTTACACCGTTCCACTTCTTACTACGGGCGCAGAAAGATTTGTGTCGAGGATTATTCGGATCTTTGTTAGGCGCTTTAAGGTTACTGCCAGCAGCATTAGCCTTGCGCCTACCCTTTGCAGTCAAGCCAGCACCCTGGGAAGCGGGTAATTTCTCACCGCGTCCTACCGATAGATTAGGAAACTTCTTAGCCACGGCGAACCTTCCTTTTCTTGGCAGTCTTAGCCGATCTAATAAATGCTTTGGCAGTAGGGTAACCTTTTTGTCCTGGCTTCTTGGCTGGCAAACCTAACTTCCTGCGCCGGTTTATGTTGTAGTACAAGCCTTTCATTGGATTCCTTTCACAAAGAGCGCAGCTTCAGCATCCCTGCGTCTGACTAATCCCCTTAACTCTACCCCACCAGCAGTACGGGGTTTGGCAATCAATACCGCCGCCTTCTCCCAGTTTCCTTCATTGATAGCCCGTCTAAGTCTAGAAACTCTGAAGGCTCCGATTCCACAATTCCAACACCAACTGACAACTGCTGCGTGGCTTTGTGGCTTTGCTGCAATGGCAGGAGCCAGTTTGAGCATAGCGCACGAATAACTGACCAATCCTTCACGGAGTTCTTTCTTGGCCTCCTCTCCCGTAATCCCAGGACTGTCCTCACAGATTCCATACGTTCTCCCGTATCCGCGTGTCCATACAGGTGGAGAAGCTAGACGATCCAGATAGGGATAAACCATCCCCCCGCGCCGTTTCTCGCAACCTTCAAAGTAAATAACAAGAGGTAGCGCAAAGTCTAGCCAATCACTCATTTAGACTTGCGTAAGGATCTATCTGCAAACCAGAAACTAATAATGCTGCCAAGCAATGCACCGTCAAATTCTGTGTAAGCAGCTTTAACCGCCTCTGCCAGAGATATGCCCGTCTGCATGGCTAGGTAGAGCGTAGCGCCCTTTGCAGCCGAATAGATAGCCAACAACCAGTAACTTGTCACCGGCCTGACTGACGCTGATAGGGCTAATGTCCACCCACCAGCAGAAGTTGCTTCTTGAGATTGGGATTTGATGGCGGTTGTTAGTGCTTCCAACTCACCGGCTTCCCTAGCCAAATCTACATCCATCTGACGCAATGACTTGTCAGCTTCACTCTTTTGCGCTTGCAGGGCTACTTGTTTGTCATACATTACCGCTTCGTGCTGGCGTTCTTTTTCTTTGTCCTGCATCTCTATGTGTGCCTGATACAACCTAGACACGCCACCAAAGACAATACCAAGTAGTTCAAACATTAATGCGCTTTCAATACCAAAGACACAAGCAGCATAAATATTGCGCCAAGTCCTGTAACAAACAATGTTTCTATGCGCTTTAACCTAGCATTAACACCGCGCATTTCCTTCTCAATTCCTTCGTATCGCAAGGCACAAAGGTCAATATGATTTTCTATCTTATTATCAACCTCTGTGACTGTGACCATTACAACCCTTCACCTGGAGTTGCATACACAATTCCAGTTCCAGAGGCAGCAATAGCAGATAGATACAGCGTAGCCGTGTTAGTTGACTGCGCTGGCGTTGTCAAAATAATTGTCTGATTGTTGTGCAAAACAGTTCCATAGCCTGGCGTTCCTGCCACCGGAATAACAACATCGCCTACGCTAGAATTGCTCAACCTGATAAAAACTTCTGCTGCGGTTCCGTTATGAATACGAACCTGATTACAAGGACTATCGGAAAGAATAGCTACCGTATTTGCAGAGGTAGTTACATTTATCCTAGTAGTCTTTCCATTAACTTGGAAAGCAATGTTGTTAGCCATTAGTAGACTTTCCGACCAGGCTTAGTAGTGGGTGATAACTTGGTAGAGGTTTGATTCTCATCAAAGCAAAATACGGAACGGAACCCACCTACCGGCATCGTGCCTACAGGCCAATGCGGTTGACCACCATCGGTGTTATCAGCAGGAAGTTGATTGCGTACCGGCTTTGCCATACATTGATTCGTATTAAGTAACTTTGCGCCAGGTACGGTGCTTTTAATTTGAAGATCTTTCATTGTCATTCCTCTCTTTGACTTTAACGATTAAGTAAGCAAAACCAGCAAAAAAAGCAGCCATGCCCAATCTCTCAATTGTCGGCTGATTCATTGTCCAGCAAGCCAACACAAAGGACATAGTAAGCCCTAAGATCGTTAGCAACCTGTCAGCAATAATAGCCAACGCCAACCGCACAAACTTCAATACTGTTTCATCCATTACTATCCCCTAGTTAATGTTAATTCTTTATTCTACGCGTTATCTTCCTCATTATCCATGAGGCCGCTTCCCCATTCTTCGTCACTAATTTTCTGTTTAATCTTCTCTAGATGTAACGCCCTATCAATAACTTTTGTCTTATCCGTCAAACTGGCTTCAGGATCTAGCATGACCGACTTCAACAGGTCGCTAACAGCCTTCTCCAGATCTGGATTTATCCCCTTGGCTTTCTTGCTCACTTACGGCCTTTCCTTGCTGGCTTAGTAATAGGACGAACAGGCTTCCTAGAAATAGGATTGGGCGGCATCACGGCTTCGTTAGCACCACCCCTGGCCTCACCCTTGTCAGCCTTGCGCTGTTCTTCAGGACTACGTTCTTCGTAAGTATTCATTTGAGTTCCTCTAGTTTATTCTGCAAGTACACCAGTTTGTCTTAACCCCGCCATTGGAACTTGTATTCCATTGCGGATCAAGTTTGCAAAAGCTGTTTCTATTACTGATAGCTGCCTGATATTTCCTTTTGTCACGGCATTCAATCCTGTTAGTTGCCTGGTTATATTAGTTGCCGCAGCTTCAGACATTAAATCAGCACCAATAATTGCAGGTTTGATTACCGCATCCCACTCTCTAATTAGCTTGGTAACATCACCATTTGCGCGACGAACCAGACCTTCAACAACACCTTTTTGGAAATCATTTAGTCCTTCTTGCGTAGCCTTGATATACGGTGCAAACCTAGTCAATTGTTTAACTGGATCAGAACCAAATACCATTTGATCAAACGCATTAGCAGGTGTATCTCCTAATGAATTAATTGCACTTTGTAACGCATTTGCTTGTTCTTGAGGAATTTTTGCATCTTGCGCTGCTTTATTAATTGCATCGTTTGCCCGTGCTTTAGCAGAGTCAATTACCTCTTTTTTCTCTATTTTTGCAGCAGACGTAATTTGACCTTGCTCTACAACAGCCTCTCTGCCTACTTGTTTTTGTTCAGCACGGGTTTGTTGCGTCAAACGGCGCTCTTGCCTTGGCACTTCAGCAAGAAGCTGACCAGATTGTTTTTCTCCAGCCGCTAATGCTTTCTCTCCAGCTTTTACGCCCTCTGTAATAGTTGCATCAATGCCTTTGCGCGGCTCAGTAACGGCAGCAGTACGGGCTTTGCCACCACGGGCAAGAATATCGGAAATAGGTTCTTCAGTTCGTAATGCCGCTTTTAAACCTTTTGCAGCGCGTTCACGAACAGCGCCCAACAATTCTGACGCTTTCTTCCCAGACAATTCTTCTGTCTTAGCAAGGTTAGATAGGTCTTGTTGTAATTCTTTAAATGGTGCAAATTTTAATATGTCGCTATATCGTTTAAGCAAATCTTTAGCAGACGAACCTTTGTTAAAAATGTCGTTTGAAATAACACTTCTACCAAGTTTTTCTAGTTCTTGATTGCTTGCGCCAGACAACGCACGATACGATTCAACAGCGCCGTGTGATTCAAAAATTGATCCAGCTAGTTTTGCAGCATCTGTAGAATACTGCGAGGCATCCCATTCGGCTTTCCCAAGTAACTTGCTACCTAGGTCTGACTTGTAATTGTTAATTGGGATTGATGCTTCACGATACTTGTTTAAGTATTCAGTCCACGGTTTTGACTGACCACCTTTTTTTACAAACTCATCTTGAATGTTTTGAACAATCTGTTTTAGATCTTTAGCCATTGTTTGACCAATAGCATCAAACCCTTCTGCTGGAACGCCAGAAGCACGATCACCCAAGAACCTGCGTAGGTACTCAAGAGATTGGAAATCGCCAGGTATGATATCTACAATTTCGTTGCCTTTTTCATCAGCAGAAAGTTTTACTTTTCCTTTGATAGCTTTTAAAACATTGTTAATTTGGCTTTCAAGTTGAGGAACGGTAATGCTTGCCCGTTTAGTTTCAGGGTCAAATAACATTGAATTAATTTTTTTAACAGCATCCGTATAGGCTGTTGTTTGTTGATAACCTTGTCCTTGTCTTTCTAAATCTTTAGCCGCATTAAAAATGCCTGATTCAGCACCAGACATTTGATTTTCTCTAATTTTTTTAAATTGATTAAATTGAGTTTCTGCTGGCGCACGGGCAGCTTGCCCAAGTTCAGTTTCTGTTAAAGGCTGACCAATACGCTTGCCAGCCTCCTCGACATAACCGCGAGATACTTCTGCACGTTTTCTGGTCTTGCCAAGTAATGATCTAAGTCGAGTTACTTCAGCCTCAGAATTTCGTAAGAATTCTTGTACTTGTTGCTGTGTATCTTTTTCAATGCCATCTGCCGTCTGGTACATTTTATCCCGTTGATCCCGCGCTTTCCCTGCGGCGGCATCACGCAATCTTTGGGCAGTAACGCGAGATTCATCTAGAACCTTGGTTGCTTCTGCTTCAGTTGACATTTTAAATTGCGACAAACGTTGTTCATACTGCCTAGCAATACTTGCAGCAGTTTCCTGTGCTTTTGCGCCCACAGCTTCTCCAGCGGCAACACCACGCTGAGTAACTCCGGCAGCAGACTGTTCTCCCTGCTGAATTAAAGATTTTGCAAAATCTTCTGCTTGAGAAGAAATCTGTGCTGCACGGGCATTTAAAAAGCCAATGTCATTGTCAACGCCAGACTTAATGCCAGACAACAATCGATCAAAATTCTCTACGCCAGCAGGAGTTCCAAGTGATCGAATAGCATCTTCTCTTTGCTTTGTGTACGCTGCTTTTGCCCGATTAATATCAACTACATCTTTAGTAACTGCTCTAATTAACTGTCCTGCTTTTCCAGTTAAAAATTTAGTAGCAGTAGAAACAGGAACAGCGCCAACAACAAATCTTGTGGCTTCAGCGCCGACACCAGGTTCATCAATCATTTCATAAGTTTGCCCTGCTGCCTCAGAAGCTGCGCCACTAAGACCGCCACCAATAGCGCGTCCTGTCCTAGTACCACCAACAAACGGGGCCATTCCTTCAGCAAATCGACCAATACCAGACAAGAAAGGCAACCCAGTTGAAGCGGCAACACGGCCTCCACGGGATAGAATTTCCGGCAACATTGCGCCACCAGCAGCGGTAAATCCAGTAGCAGTTGCAAGTTCACCAAGACCAATATCTTTACGGCTACGATCTGGTTCTGGAAGTTTTACGCCAGCTTCTTGTGCAGCTTGTTTTTGACGTAATTCAGCAGACGGCGTAGGAACGTCATCAAAAACTATTGATGATTTTTTCTGAGTTGGTTCAACTTTAGGTTGAGTTGGTTCAGATTGAGATTGCGTTGGCTCAACTTGTGTTGGTTTATCAAATTCAATACTCATAATTATTTTACCGTCGCTGATTTACCATCAACAATAATTTTTGTTCCAACAGGTAAGTTTGCCGCTTCCGCTTCTTCAATTGTATTAAATTTTGCAGCAACGTTTTTTGTATCAATAAACGGTTGTGACCTATCGTAAATATCATCTAATTTCAAATCTACGCCTCTTCGAGCGTAAAAATCTTTTGAATTATTTAATGAATCTAAAGCAGATTTTCTGTTGTTTTCTAAGAATTTTAAGAAAATTTCTGGGTCATCTGTTAATTTTGGTATTGTTCTTTCGTATCTTGGCAACTCATTAGCGGTAAGGTTAGCGCCATACAATGAGTGTCTATCAGGTGCAATAACTGTTTCTAACTTTCCAATAAATTGACTTAACGCTGCTACGTTAGGATATTTATTTGGATTTGCTCTTGCAACTGACATCATTTTTTCTGAAACAGAACCACCGCCAGGAACGGCTGATAACGCTGTTCTTAACGCTGGAGATAATTTATATTTATCTTTATTTGTTTCATATTCTCCAATTAAAGAATCATATTGTTTTACAAGTGAAGATTTTGCTTCAAGTTTTCCTTCTGCTATTTTTCCAATACTACTAACTTTTGCGCCTGATTTTTCTGCTGCTATTTTTTCTCTAGATAACATTAATTCTTTTTGCATCCGTTCTCTTTGCGCCATTGTTTCACGCTGCCTGCGCTCTGCTGCATCTTCTTTTAATTTATCAGCCGCTATCTTTTGTTCGCTTGCTAATCTAACCGCATCCAATTTACTTGCAGATTCAAGCAACTTCATTGCACCATCGTAGTTGCCTTTGTACAGCATTGAACCAAGTACACTATTGCTACCAGCCTTGTATGTGGCAGACTCTATGAGCGCCATTGCATCCTTGCGCTTGGTAGGCCAGAGCGACATAGCCTGGTTCATGTCATCTTGAATAGACTTACGAACGGCAGTCAAACGCTGCGATTCTTTCTCAAAGTTCTTAGACTCTCTTTCGTACAATTCTCTACGCCCTGTACGCCAGCCATTCAACATACCCGTCATTGAGGATAGTGCTGCCTTTGCAGGTACTTTCCCACCACCGCCTAGCATCATGCCAAGCGTGACGATAGAACTGCCCAATTGAGCGTAAGTAGTCAGATCTTCCTGGCTAGGCTGGAAAGTAGGAGGCGCGTATTTATCTAGCTTCTCTGCAAAGCCTTTTTGCTCTACCCGTTGTTCTTCTGTTACGCGTTGACTTTCCCTTGCACCGGATTCTTTAACATCTACATCCCGCGCTATTTCTGCTTTTTTAACATTAACCCCTGCCTGTATCTGCGCTGGCAACATTTTTGCCATAGCTTTTTGATATTCAGGTTCACGTTCTTTTAAAGGCTTTGCCTGTATGCCTCCAATAAGGTCTTGTGTCTGTTTTGTAAATACGTCAGGGGTAGCGATTTCAGATTCTTGATTAGACATGAGATCAGCCATGATTAAGCCCTCGGTGGCGTAGAGGTTGCAGGCTGGTTAGGTTGGTTGCCTAGGAATCCACCAAATGCACCCGTCAATCCTTGCATCAAGGCTACCAGTTCCTTGTCTTGCGTCAGGCCGGTCTGGATTGCTTTCTGAGCATAAGAATCGCCAATCTGAGCCACTTTCAAACCATAGTTGTATTGCTGGTCTAGCAAGTTCTGACGGAATTGAGCCAGTTGCGTAGCTGCTTGCGCTGCACCAACGCCACCGCGTTTCTCTATGCCTTGCGCCAATTGCGCCCTAGCAGCCGCTACTTGCTGCTGTCCTGCCGGTGTCAGTTCACCGCGCAATGCCGCATCCTGCATGGATTTACCCGCTTGCTGATACGGCGCACCAAGAGCCGCTACTTCACCCTTGGCTTGCTTTGCCTGTTCAGCAGCTTGCCTAGCCGCTTGAACACCTATCAAACCACTACCAGCACCCAGACCAAGACGAATCATTTGATCGGTAGTCAGGCTTTGTAAAAAGCCAGGTTTTTCTGGTTTAACGCCAGCAGCGGCTGTTTGAGGTTCATAAATATCACCAGGATAAGCCCTTGCTCCGGCAGAAAAAGGAGGGGCATAAGAAACTGGAACCGCCTCTGCAACGAGTGCTTGCGCGGTAGGCGTAAATGGAGCGCCATAATCATAGGCAGGAAGTTCTGACTGCGGTGCTTGGGCAGTAGGCATTACTGGAGAACCCATGCTAGAAGCAGAAGGTTCATAACTAGATTGCTGCGCTTGTTGTGTTTCTGCTTGCTGCGCCATTTCTATGCTTGGATAATCTTCAAAACTATCTTCATATTCAGGCAAGCCGGTATCTGGGTTAATCGTACCAGAACCGCCTTCATCCTTGAGCCGCTTGGCTTCACGCGCTGTAATGTGGGCAAGTATCTTGTCATTACCCCGTCCACGGGATCTGAGCAATTGGGCTAATGACTTTAAATCAAGGTCACCCATCATGTCGGTTTTGAGCAACCGCGCTATCTGTTTAGACATTTATGCACCCGTTTCATCTTTAAGTTTCAATGAAGCCAAATTCCATACTGGTTTCTGCTCACCCTCACCTTGCCCACCAAAAGTAGGTGCGCCTGGGTCAACCCGCAATGCCTGAGCCAATGCCGCAGATCCTGGTGCGCCAACCCCCGCCTCACCCGCCGTAGCGCCTGGCTGTCCGGTAGTTGTAGCCGATCCTGCGTCAACAGACCTTGGCGTAACGCCCGTAGGTTGCCCCATTAGCTGCGTTATACCGTACTGTACTCCAGCCCGTTCCACTTGGTTAGAAATGCTATCAGGAGCCTTGGGATCGTCTTTTGTAGCCCCGACAATGTAATCAGTAAGACCGCTGGCAACGCCCCGCTTTAGCCCACCCTCTGCTGCATCGCCTAGTGACTGACCGCTGGCTACACCACCCGCTATGCCCTTGACCGCCTCTGTTGCCCCCCTGCTTACAGCAGGAGCCGCAAAACTTGGGAAGATGCTGCTAACGCCTTCTCTAATGCTAGGGCCAACGGCACTTCCTACCGCCCCGCCAATACCACCACTAAGTGCGCCTTTCCCAACATCGCCGCCAGTAATGGCAGAAGTAAGCCCGCCTTTTAATGCGCTTGTTCCAATAGTAGAAGCTAATCCAGAGGATGCTGTGCTAGTAATCGCTCCACCAATTAATTCACCTGTCATTGAGTACGCTAACGTATCTGCAAGTGCTGCCTCTATAAAATAAGTAGCCGCAGCTTCAATAGCGTAATCAACGGCAATAGCAACAAGTATCGGTGCGGCTGGCATCTCAAAACTCCAATTCAAACTTGTAGACGGGTTTAATCGTCCCACCCATCGGCTGCGTGGTCTGCGTTACTTTGACCGGCAATCCAGTCATTTCCGCTACTTTCTTAAACCCAGGCTGGTCTGAATAGGTATAGCCGCGCTTCATGCCCTGAGATTTGAGGATGTTGACCAAGGCTGCGTAACGCTTGGCAATGACTTGGGGTGATTCAGAAGTAAAGATATGTGACTCTACGGTTCCAGGTTCTACCTGTTTAACCAAAAATACCGTGTTCCCAATCTGTACCGTCTTAACCTGCGGGTTATTTTTCTTATCTGAGGCCAGCCCTTTGAGTACGCGAACAGGATCTAAGCCCTGCCGCGCCGAGTCAGTCCGTATAATTTCTTCTGGAGTCTTGGTCGCATCAGCCCCTACCTTCTCGGCCTTCATTGCACCCATAACATCAGGAGTTTGCTGCGGCGCAATAACTGGTTTTTTCTGGGGTGCGGGAGTCATTATTTAGAGTCCTAAAGATGCGGCTATTTCTTGATGAATAAATAAATGAGAGGCCACCCAATCGTAAAAATCGTCCTCTTTGTTCCAGTCCGTATCAAGTAAATCCCACGGATTATTTAAATTTAGATAGCCTGCAAAGGCTTGATGCTCCACTTGATGCACCTGTAACCAGTCATCTAGGTTGTTTATATCAACATCTATTAGGGGGTAAATAGGTACTGAAATGCCTTGATCCATGAATGTTTCTTGGAATAACTTGTGTTGCAGCCCATTTTCAAACAAAAACTCGCCCAGGGAGTCTACATCCCCGAATTTGACAATACTGAGCGTGTTCATGTCCATATTAGGAGAGATTCTGTATAGCCGATCCGTACCAGTTAGTACCGTCTGCAACAAAGCTAAGAATGTCCTTGGCAGAGGCCGTAGCCGTAATAGTGGGTGCAGTACCGCCAGAATACTTGACGCTAGTGAATGTAGCCGTAGTCATACCTGAAGATGCTTGCGTCAGGATAAGGATAAAAGACTTACCCGCCGTAGCAGTAGGCATGGTGAACGTACACGGGGTAGACGCAGTAAGAGTCGCTGTCTGAACCGTACCGTTTGTAAGTGAAAGAGTGGACGATGCGCCTACCGTTCCTACCGTTACAACACCCTCTGTATAGTTATTGATCTGGGTATTGGTAATGGTCAGGTTGCCGACAGAGGTAGTGGTACTACCTAGCGTGACGGTAGTATTCCCAAGCGTAGCCGTACTATTGGCAAGGTAACTATTGGGGAACGTGGTAGCAACAGAAGTAATATTGGCGTTTGATAGCGTCAGGTTCCCTACGGTAGTCGTTGTGCTGCCTAGCGTGATTGTGGCATTGCCTAGCGTAGCGGTGCTGTTAGCCAATCCAGCATTAGGGATAGTTGTAGCAGCCGTGACGTTACTGGTATTGGCATTGCCGTACAAATAACCCGTCAAAGCCTGAGTACGGATAGCAGTTACTACGTTTGCGTAAGTAACATTGCTAGTCGTAAAAGTAGAGTTTCCACTACTAATAGTAATTGTAGTCTGCGTAGTGCTATTGATCGTACCGCCAGTAATAACCACCGCATTGGCGTTCTGCGTAGCCATTGTGCCAAGGCCGGTTACCGCGCTATTGGCAATGCTGATGGCTACGTTGACAGCGTTAGTAACCTGCCCCTGGGCGTTTATGGTTACTTGGGATACCGTAGACGCATTGCCATACGTTGCTGCTGTAACGGTAGTGTTGGCAAGGCTAACCGTTCCCGTAGTCGTAATGGGGCCACCAGTAAGCCCTGTGCCTGTAGCAACAGAGGTTACTGTTCCATTGCTGCCGCTGCTTCCCCCACCACCCGCTACTTTAAGCATGATCTAATCCTTAGAGGCCATCGCCTGGTGTTATGTACACAACAGCGGTTCCAGATGCGGTAATGCCGGTTACATACATATTGGGAACAAATGAAAGTATCTCATCCGTACTGGCTATGATGGGAATACTGATTGCGCTATTTGCCCCTCCACCCGTAGGAATAGTGGCATTGGTAGTCGCAAGCGCGGAAGTGGCTGCAAACCCAAGATGGACGGTCACATTACCGGCATTGATTACACGATACTGGTTACCACCTAGGCTGGAAGATGCAACCTGAACAGGCGTAGGTGCTGCCGTATTAGCAGTAAATACAACCGTATTGCCTAGCGGCGTGAAAGCATTAAGACCCATTTGTCACCTCAATCCACGTTAGAGTTGTTTCGTTCCATGTGTACCGTTTATCGTCTACGGGCATAGGAGTCGGCGCAGTCCATTGGCAAGTCTGTTCAACCAGCGTCCAGCTTGGGAAAGGTTTTGGCGGGATAAAGGCATTGCGTCCAGCATCATAAGTAAAACCAATACCAGCGTAATTCTTACGCTTGTTGCCGTTATAGGAAGTCTGCTTCCACTCCCCACCAAGCAGCCGTTCGCAGAACGCAGCGCCGATATGCTCCAGTTCAATACCCTGTGCGTTAGCTGTGTCAGCGTTACCGACAACAATAACCTGAGTGACTACGCCGTTTTCTACTTTAGCAAAGTGCGCCATTGCTGCTCCCTGTGTATTCTTTAATTTGTGACGGTGACCATACGGTAGGAATTGAATCCTCAAACTCTTTTATCTTTTCCATTGTTGCTTGTATTTCTTCCCAAGTAGGCGGGTCGCGGTAGTCCTCCCACTTGGTGATTACGTTGTTGCTGATCTCCCACCGCGCATTAGGCCGCAGCAGTTGCATGGCAGTTTCAATGCCGTAGAGTTGGTAGATTTTTACCATGTGATTATTACGATACCTGAACCGCCAGCAGCGCCTGAGTCCCCACCACCTTGGTTACTGCCGCCACCGCCACCGCCACCAAGATTTGCAGTTCCAGCGGTAGGCACAGACGCGCTACTTGACCCTGCGCCACCTCCACCCGCACCGCCTGTTCCAGCGGGAGCCTGAAAAGGACTACAGCCGCCCCCACCACCACCAGCATAAGTTACAGAGGAACCAGAAAGACTGTTTGCAAGGCCAGCGCCCCCGTCACCGCTACTTGAGCCGCCGTTAGCCCCAACCGCAGAAGCACCGCCACCGCCAGCAGCTTGATCTCCAGAAGTTGAGTGGGAACCACCGGCAAAACCTTGACCGGCTGGAGAAGCTGTGCCACCTGTGCTTGTATCGGCAGAACCGCCACCACCTGAACCACCAGATGCACCATTTTTAGCTGATGATCTTGACCCGCCGCCGCCACCACCTGCCGAGGTAATTGACGAAAATACCGAACTGACTCCAACTGTTCCCGTTGCACTTCCAGATGTTGATCCAGCACCACCCGCACCTACTGTGATTGTGTACGCAGTTCCAGGTGAAACAGATAAACCCGTAGCAGTCCTAAAACCACCAGCACCACCGCCACCGCCTAGGTCAAAGCCGCCGCCAGCACCACCCGCTACGACAAGGTAATTCACGCTCGTCACGCCAGCAGGAGCAGTCCAGATACCCGAGGAGTTGAATATCGCCATATTACTGGGCGCGAGGTAGGAGATGATTACTATGCCTGAACCGCCAGCAGCGCCAGCAGCACTACCTGAGCTACCACCCCCGCCACCACCTGTATTTGCAGTACCTGCCGTTGCCACCGGAGTTGGATCGGTTTGACCATTCCCCGCGCCGCCTATTAACCCACTTGCTGTTGGGAATGTTCCACCAGTACCACCACCGCCAAAATTTGCCTCTCCACCACCGCCGCCACCTGAGTACGATGTGCTAGTTCCAGAAATACTTGATAGCGATCCATTGCCGCCTTTTCCGTTAGCCGAAGATGTTCCATCCTGCCCTACAGACCCAGCACCGCCGCCGCCACCAGAACCATAAACACTAGCACCACTATAGCTTGATCCACCTGCATTACCTTGCCCAGACGGTGAGGCAGCGCCACCCGCAGATGTAGAGGCTACGTTGCCAGCGCCACCGCCGCCAGAGCCACCATCTCGTCCGGGGTTTAATGCTGAACTCGGCGCAGTTTGCCCCGCACCGCCACCGCCACCACCTGTTGAGGTGATAGAAGAAAATACTGAATTAGCGCCAGAAGTGCCCCGCGTAAAATCAGGTGAACCACCTGCACCACCTGCGCCTACTGTTACCGTATAGGACGTTCCTGCCGTAACAGACAAACCTGTGGCAGTTTTAAGTCCCCCACCACCTCCACCTCCACCACTACGGTTACCACCGCCACCACCACCCGCTACGACGAGATAATCAACCTTCGTAACGCCAGCAGGAGCCGTCCACGATCCTGATGCGGTGAATTGCTGGATGATGCGAAAGCCACCCGTTTTAGTTAGAAAGAAATTTTTAGCGGCGAACATTAAGGTGTGTACCCCTGAGCAATTGATCCATACCAGTTTGTACCGTCACTAATGAAAGTAAGAATATCCATTTTGCCAGCAGTCGCAGTAATTGTTGGTGTTACTAACGAATCAAATTTAACTGAAGTAAAGGTTGCAGTTCCGTTGCCTGTAGTGGCAGCTTGTTTGAGCAGCAAAACAAAAGACTTGCCAGCAGTTGCAGTCGGCATTGTAAAAGTACAAGCCGTAGAAGCGGTCAAAGTCGCGGTTTGTACTGTTCCGTTAGTCAGCGCCAAAGTAGATGAACTTGTAACGGTTCCAATCGCAACCACCGATTCAACGTAATTAGTAACGGTTATATTGGTCGTTGTCAGGTTACCAAGGGTGCTAGTCGTATTGCCAAGATAGACAGCCGTATTGCCTAGCGTAATCGCCGTGGCAAAGTTTGCGTCTAGTTGCGACAGCGGTATGGCGCTGGTTGCCGTTGCAAATGTATTTGGAACCGCCATGTTAGAACCTCGCTCTCAATTCATGCTCAAATTCAAATCCGTGTACAACAACGCCAGGAACGGTTGCGGTGACAGTCTGGCCTAGATACTTGCCCCATTGCTCTGCATCCGTCTTATAAAGGATGTATCCACCCGCAAGCCACGTTATTGTTGTAACCGAACTGTTAGTCCATCCAATCGTATTGCCAAGGTAATTCGTCCAACCCACTACGTTGGTTAAAGAATATACCGGAGTGCTGCCCACTTCACTATCGACAGTAACCGACAAGGTTCCCGCCGTAGACAGCGTAGCCTCAATCCCAACCTTCAATGCTTGTTTATCCCGAATAGGATCAGTCATGGGCATTAGGGCTGTTACTATCGTGCTATTTACATTAGCCGTTGTATTACTGTACAACTTATAAAGCGCGTTAGATTCTGTACCGTAAAGGCTAATTAACCCGCCTGAAGGAACAGAGGTGACAAAGTTTAGGTCATCGCCCTGGCTGGTGAAGAACCACTTTTTCTCAAAGAAAACAGCTTGAACAAATCTGGCAGATCCACGGTACGTTTGCTTAAAGTTGAAAGCCGCGCAGAGGATATTGTTTAGCAGAACTTGACCGGCGGTAATCGGGTAGGTGAAATCAATGAAGGGGAATACCCCATCCAGAGAGTCTGAGAGTTTGCTAGTAGTTGAGCCGACCAGAGCATAAACGCCATAATCATTAAGGAATAGGACTGAACGGAAATAAGGGAATATTGCTAGTGAACGCTTACTTCCAACGGATGCGCTGACGTTAGTGTTAGTAAAAAGCGTAGCACCAGACGTAGTTACGCGAACATCAGAAAAGACGTTAATGCTGTCATCACCAAAAATGTACAGGAAGTTATTTGCAGACAGTATTTGCTGGATGTTCCCATGCAAGGTAGAGTCTGTAAGGTTAATGGTTCCCGCAGATACGCTGGTGAAATCGTTATAGGATGCAGCCGCGCTGTAGGCAACACTACGTCCAAAAGAAATCCAAACCCTGCCTGAAAACGATGCGATCCCGTTATTGTTGCTGCTATTTATTATTGCTTTTGCCGTGGCATTTGCGCCTGCACCGCCGGTAATGGTCACCGTGATATTGGCGCTGTTGGTATAGCCAGAGCCAGGGTTAGTCATAATAATCGTATTGACCTGATTCCCTGAAATGATTGCCGTAGCCGCAGCATTAGCACCACCGCCGCCAGAAATGGTTACTACGGTGTTTGCTGCATTGGTATAGCCTGATCCTGGGTTCGTTATTAAGCAAGAAACCGTACCCGTAGCAAATGTAATCAAACCGCCCACAAGATTGGCAGCAGAACCACCACCACCAGATACCGTAACTGTTGGCGCAACGGTATAGCCAGTTCCAGCCTCAGTAATTGTGATGGAATTGATTGCACCGGACGATACGGTGACTTCAGCTTGCGCTTGTACGCCATTGGCATCATTAGGAGCGCCAATAGTGACCGTAGGCGCAGAGGTGTAGCCCGTACCGGCATTAACCGCTGCAATTGGGCCTACTGATCCTACAAAAACGGTATTGTTGCCATCCCAAGTAAAATATCCCTTAGATGGGTCAATAATTAATACGCGCTCATCTTTCCATTGACTAGTTTCAACGCCAGAGGCCGAGAACGTGCTGGTAACTGCTACGTTACCCTTGGTAAGCGTGTCTAAATCAAAATACTCAGCCCTACCATCTGCTTCAAAAGCAAGAATGTAGTCTTTGTTATTAATATTGGCAGAAGTTAAATGCGAAACCGTATTGGCAAAAGTAACCGCAGCATTGCCAGAATTTAAAACAACGGATCTGTTGTTTGTTATTTTAAGGTTTGCATACCCTACTGGCTGTACATTCTCTAGCCATGCAAACTCATCTTCACCAATAGCGGTACGGTTCGCTTTGGTATTAACACCCTTGAACTGTTTGATTACTTGATAAGACTTCTTTTGTTCAGCAGCAGCCATATCAGTACGGAGCACTATAGGGTGAAGGCATCCTTCTTGTGTAAGTTGTTGCTAATACTGATTGAGCCTGTCTTGTATATTCTTGTTTGAATATCTCGGCTTCCCCATAAGATTGCTCTTTAAACTTGGCTTTGTAGCAAGCGTAGAAAGCTACAGGAGAAGTCCAGGGGTCAGGTATCTCATCAACTTGGGCATCAGTAACAAGAGGAGTGGGAAGAATAATTGTATCCAGTTCCATTGCATAAACTTGGTCTGGTACAGGCGAAATGTAAAAGCTAGTTGGCCCATACATTGAAAACGCTACAGGTCTACCAATGTAGTTTTGGTAAAACCTAAGTTCAGCATTGAACTGCGTCCAAGGCATATAGCGCAAAGGTATGCGCGAATTACCAAAGATAATATTGATATTAAGAACGTCCATCGTGAACGCCGCATTAGGCAGCGAAGCAAACGTATAGACTTCTTGATTTGTAACGGTAGCAGAGGTCTGATAAGTTCTCAGACAGCCGGTATCGCGCACCAGTCGTTGACGCGCTTGATTAATGTAATCCGTTAATTCAGGATTTGAATAGAAATTTGCATTGGCATCGTGCAAAAGCCTACGACATTCTGTGATGTATCCAGAAAGAGTTTGTGACATTTATATCCCAAATCATGCTGGCATAGCAGAGAAATTTCCCCCACCCTTTTTATGGGGAAGGGGTACTCTTTCTACCACGGGGGATAACGCGTGATTCCTTTGCGGCAACTCCTCGGTAATCTCAAAACTCTCAAGAACTTTCAAACCTTCCGGTATGTCATTCGTTGTTTTGATAAACCCAAGACTAGCCATGTAAGGTTCTTTATTAACCTCACCATACCCAAATATGTGACGCGCAATCGCAACCGAAATCTCAACTGGTTTATTGATCGGAAACACCAATTCCTTACAGGCGTAATCCGTAATCAGTTCGTTCTTCGATTTGTTTGTCACATATACGGTTGTCATAGTTATAGACTTATTACATCGCCAAATACGGTTATATCGCAAGTGCCATTGGTTACGGCAGTATTTACCTTCACGAACAAAGCACCGGCTGTATAAGTACCCGTAAGAGTACCCGCAACCAGGCCAAGGTCTTGATAGGTAGAAGTGCTTGTAACGTTAGCCAACACAACGTTGTTAGACACGGCATTTGTCGCGTTACCATCACTACTTGTAATAATCGTGATATTTGCCGTGTTTATTGTTGCATTTGCGTTAGATACCGTAATCTGGCGAATGATGTATTGCGTACCACCCAGAATCGCAATGGTAGCAACCGCATTACCCGTAGCAGTAACCGATACGCCAGTAGCTTCGCCAATGGCATACCGACTAAACTTATCGGGGTAATTTGCTCCTACATGATTCGCAATCATACGGTTTCCTTAGGAGTTATACGTTCCAGAAACGGACGCACCACCATTAACGGTAATCATGGTGACGTTTGCGTTTGCAGAAGCGGCAACTACGTTGACGTTTACGCCATCCGAAATAACTACCCCGCCGGTGTTGTTAGCCATGAGAGTGCTAAATGAAGTTCCGTTATTGGCAGTAACAGTTATGTTAGCCGTAGGGAACATCAGATAAACACCAGCAGGGATAACCGTACCTGGCGTGGTAACGGCAGCAACCGTAGTGGTTTGAAAGTAAGCGCCAGCAGTATTAGTACCTGCGCCTGAAATGATGATTTTATTTAGTGCGAGTGCCATGACTATTTCTCCTTAGATGGACAGCGAGTTATAGCCCGTCACCTTGGTCATGGCTTTGGGTTTGGTGTTCACCAATTCGGCAATCATCAAAACCGCGCCAACATAACCAATTTGCCAGTTCGGGAGGGTGGACTCAAATCCGGTAAATACAAACGAACCTTGGTCGTGAATGTAGAGCGACAGGTAGTTAGTATTCAGCAGATACAGAGTACCTTCTGGGCAATACGGATCGGGGTAGATTGGAACGCCAGCAACCATCAGGGCGCGAAACGCTGCCTGGGGGCCGTTGCCATCTGCATCAAAACCCGAACCTGGGGTAATAACGTACTGTTCTTGACCAACGTAGTCTTGAGCCAGCAGCGTCCAAGTACCAAAGCCGCATACGCCAAAGGACGGAACTTCCGCACCGTTCTTAACCGTACCGCTGATGTACTGAAGCACGTTCTGACGGGTCGGATTAACCGAACCAGCCGCGTACTGTTTTGACTGCCACCAAGTATAAGTTGCGCGGTCAATGTTACCGTAAGTACCCGACGAAGCAACCGCCAGGGGCAGACCGATAAATTGTTGCGTATTAGTCGTGTTGTTGTACAGAGCCGTTGCCATCGCGTCCATCATGACGTTTGTAGCGTCATTCATACGCGCTTCAATCAGCGGGATAACCGCGTGATCTTGCTGGACTGCACCTTCCATACCGAGGAAAGGTACGGGGGCAATCATCAGCTTCAGGTTAAACTCAGCATTGTAAGCACCCTGCTGGACTGACGGTTGCGCGAAAGAGCCGCTGTAGTCAGACCATTGAGCGTTCACAAACTGCGAACCCTGAACTGGTACGGTTACCTGAGAAACACCACCTGATGCTTGCTGGCTATTTGCAATCAGCGCAGCCATTAGGGGTGTCGAGTTATAAAGTTGTACGACCAGCTTCGGGATAAACGCCCTACGGGTTACATAGGTAAGTTCATTATATTGCGAAGAACCTGAAGCCGGAAGAATACCGCCGCCGATAGGCATAGCTTATCTCCGAAGTTTAAAAAATCCCCTATTACTACAAACCAATGGGTCGCGGGTTTTTACGCAACTCATTGAGTGCTTTTGCTGCTTCATCACGCGCACCCATCACCGGATTCTTCCAGTATTTCGACAGGTCAAATTTGCTGATGACATTGGGGTTGTAGCCACTTGGAGTAGGCGCGGCAGACTCTTTCATCCAGCGCCAGTATTCCGCAGCCGACTCATGGTTAGTAATACCTTTTTCAAGCATCACTTTCTCCACTTCCTCAACATCTTCCTCGCGGTCAATCAAGCCTTTTTTCATCAGCTTATCGCGCCGCTTACCCAATTCCGATATTGCATCGCGTTCACGCAGTTGTGATTCAAGTTGCGATACCCGATCCTCAGAACGATCTACTGCGGCGCGGGTGTATTCCTCAATCTCCAATTCAGGGATAGGCATATCTGGCCTAGCCTGTTTCGTCAATTTAAGAAACTGTTTCCGCGTAGCAGGATTCTCTGAGAGTTGACGGGCAAGCAAAGCCAACTCATCACGCGCTTCTAAACTAAGATCTTCCAAACTCATTTTTATCCCCTTTTTGCTTAGATGACTTTACGGCCTGTTTTGGCGCTAGGCTGCTTTTCCAAGGTCATCTGATTCTTGGAATACTTGGTCGGGCCAGTAAGACCACCAAATTCTGCATAACGCGGCGTGTTATAAATTTGACCGTTTTGCTGATTGTTGTCAGTCGGACGGCGGGGAGCAGACGCACCCCTGGGTTTGAACAGATCCATGATTACTCCTTACATTGGGGGTTGTGGTGCGCCATCACCTTGCGGCATCCCACTTTCGGGAGCCATACCAGGGATAGCGGGTGCTTGGGCCATCGCCTTGCCTTCAGGTGTTGCACCACCGGCCTGGGGCAAGTTTTGAAGCATTTGCATAATCTCAGCATTTTGCAGTTCCTTGGTCTGTTCTTTTTTGCCACCAAGAATACTGGACATTTGACGAAGGACAGACAAAGCCTTTTGGCCTTCAGGTGACTCAGAACCCAGTACGGGGAGCGCCTGTTCAATCAAATCCATAGCCATTGAGAGATT